AATCTCACGCAGTTCTTCAATCAGTTCAGACAGATCCATAAGAAACCCTCAGATGTTTGATTATTATAGCAGAAAACCCGCCTTTGGGCGGGTCTTATGTCAGTTCCTAAACTGCCAGAGCACCAGAAGGAATCTCAACAACTTCAGGCAGTTTGGTATCATCAAACTGATTCATATTATAGCACACCCATTCACCACTACGAAAGACATAGGCATACTCTTCGCTGTTGTCAGGAAGCAGATACTCACACAGGTCTTTATCAAGGCGAGGGGGGCAATTTTCACCACGAGCAGAATAATACTCGGGTTGCTTGTCTTCGCCCCAGCAAACAGACATATCACCACCATCAATCAGTTCGGCGGCAAGTTCTTTGCTATTGTAGTGCGTCTTCAGGATGCGACCCAACCAAGCCTCATAACCATCCCAGTGGTGGTAGGCAGACAGGATAGAACCATCAGCGAGTTCAAGACCGATGCGAGCGCGAGTTGCCATTTGGGTTTCCCCTTGAGTACCTTCATATTATAATGGGTCTCCCAGCGAACTAGGAGACCCCTTGTGCCAGTTCTCAATCTGGCACACCGAACGCCAAAACTCCAATCGATTTACCGAAACTATAATCGTAGGTGAGAGCGTCGTGACAAACATAGTGTGGGTGATTAAGAGGTACACCTAACCGCTCACACATTTCAGCGTGGTTGTCTGCCATCAACTCAACTGCATATAACATATGGTCAAGAATATGGTCTATATTATGATACTCTAGAAGTTTATCACGTAGAGCAATCAAAAAGTTACCAGACCCTGCTGAGTTATCAAGAAACTTAGCATTTGGGTCTTTTAACTTTTCTTCAGGCAAAGTATCTACCATTTGACGGCATATCTCAATCGGTGTGAATACTTCTTGAGTTACCTTAATTCGTTCATCGGATCGTTCAACCGAAGACCCCACCTGTTGATTGTGTCTGTTTTTGGTAAACTTCAACGATTTCTCCTTTTGAGACGTGATTTCTTCCATTTGTATTCTTTCCAATTTCTACCAATTCGTTCTCTAGTGAGATTAATTTGTTAAGCACATCTTCATTCTTAACCTGAATGAAGAAATGATCCAGCATATCACCTTTCTTAGGTAGATACTTTTCAAACTGACTAAGGATCATTCTACCAGCATTTCCAGACCGAATAATAACCAAATGAACTCTGCTCATACCCTTTTTCACTTGTTCGTGATCAAGAAACTCAAAGTCGGGGTGACTGGTTACTACTTCTATCTTTTTCCTTGGTTTATCGCTCAGCCTCCATTCTTGAATAGATGCGTGAATACCGACAGGAAATGTTCCCACTTCACAGTCATTATCATTAACACAACGAAGATATGGGTTGCCCTTGATGATTTTGTTCTGACTTACAGTTTTTCTCACTGAATTGGGCAAGATTTGCAAAATTAATCCATCTTCTTTGATGCAGTAAGAAGACTTAATTAGAAAATCAATAGCAAGTTGACCAGCATTTCCATATGGATAATTGCCAATGATAACATCAAACGATTCCTTCATATTAAAAAAGTCTTCCTCTAAAATAAACGTGACTAACTCATACTTATCAGAAGCGAGTTCTTTGCAACCGTAGAAGTATTCGTAGTCTTTGTCAGTATATATGTTGGTAAATCCTTGAGAAATTAGATAATCACAAAACCTACCATATGCATCTTTTGGAACATAAATTTTAGCATCTTTTGATATATTTTTCAACTGTTCACACATATCATAAACAGCAGACCTTTGAGGAATACGGAACATATCCTCTTGACGGTTCTTTGCTTTTCTACTTTCTGTGCTAGGACTAAAACCATACTTTTCTTCAAAACTATAATAAAAATCATTTAGTTTTTGAAGTTCTACACCAAGTTGGAACAATCCAGTTTCATAATCTTTGATTGTATTATGACACATCATTTCTGGCGAACCACTTGGATTCTTATACCAACCATATTTCCTCATAATTTGACGAATTTCGTGGTCACGCAGGTCTGGATGAACATCCCAATACCTAAAGAGTTTAGGTTTTTCTGGACACTTTGAGTAGTCACCATCATCCCAGCGAACCAGATATTCATTCTCTACTTTCCACCCACGACTTGGATCAGTTTCACCAATATAGAATGAAAATGGAATCCAACCTGCCATTGATGCTCTGATTTGAAGAGGAAATTGGAAGCAATAAATTCTATTCTTTTTTTCTGTAAAAGTAGTAATCGGATAAAATGGATCGAGGTCTTTAATCACGTCAATTAAACCGTTGCTCATAATAAGTAGTAACGTAGATTTATATTATAAAACCCCTCACGTAAAAACGCAAGGGGTAAATGTGTCAGTTTTTTAACTGTCCTCAATCCTCATAAACTCTACATTCTGATGCATCAGGATGTGTATCGCAATAGAGTTCTAAAGGTGTTGGATCGTGATCCTCATCAGGGTGATTTACTTTGTATGCTTTGAGTGCTTCTAATTCTTCTTCTGTGTGTCTCCTTGACTGTGGAGAAATCATAGGGTCATTCAGAAGATCCTCATCCTTCTGAATATGTTGATCGATGTTATCCATTGTTTTGTAACGTGATGATAATATTTATTTACTATTCGCTCAATGAACTGCCTCTCCAGTTCTTTGGCGGGGGTGGATCACACTTGCCTTCAAGTGATCGAACCATCAGTTCAGTGAACTTTTCCATTTTTTCAGCAGAAACTGTCTGTGGAGCATATGTAATTGCATCTTTGAGTGCTACAAGTTCGTTCCATTCTTCTGTAGAAAGAACATCAGTGCCAGTTTTTGCAAGTGTCATAGAGGTTTTGCGACGTGTCCCAATGTTAGCATTTCAATATATGATTATCTATAAACTTAATGTTTTCTTTGGGATCAAGTTACACTACTTAACAGTATTATATCATAATATTTCTACTTTTACAATATCTTTGTGTCTTTTATATTTCCCATTACATACTTTAGTAACTAAACTAGGATCATAATTATTTCTTAAACACCATTTGCGTATTGAATGAAATTCCATTATCCTACCATCTTTAAAATAAATTTTCCATTTTTTAGACCAATTACTATTTTTTCCAGAAAACTTTTCTAATATTTCTGGGTTTTTCATAGGATTCTTATCACTAGACATAATTTTTGATATATCTGGTCTTTTTGTGCCAAATGCAGGATGTTTTTCTTTAGGTAAATTTTTCATTCTATTTTTTATTTTTTCTCTATCTAATTCACTAAAAATATATCCACTAATTCCATCCCCACCATCAGTTCTATTATGAAGAATACCTGTTTCCAAATCTTTTCTACCGAAGACAGCAATCATATACTTTTCGTGTCTAAATGCTTCTTCTTCTGTTAAGTTTTGTTTGAGAAATATTATTTTTGTTTCGTCTTTTGGTAAATGAATTATTCTTCCATTTTTCACAAATGCCCTATAACCTTTCCCCTTACCAATATAATAAGGTGTTCCGTCTTCACGCAAATAAGCGTAAGTGTAATAGTTATTCATACTACTTTATGTGTGGTAATACTATTTATACAAGAAAAGGAGCATTTCTGCTCCCAATTCTTTGCTTAAGTTACCACACATAAGCATTATTATTTATCTTTATCCTCAAGAAAAGACTTTAATGTTTCAATATCTTTTTCAAGTTCTTCTTTTTGTTTTCTTTTATCATAATATTCATAGAGAGCATTATGACAATCCATAAGATGATCTATCCAGAAACCAGAAGGATAAATGCCCAGAGCATCTTGAAGACCACGGTGACTGGTTCCCTCACTTTCTGCCTTACACATAATATAGCAGATTGCTTGAACCATATCAAGTTTGTCCTCTTCGGAAAGCATAAAATACTTTCCTACGGCACGTTGTTTTCCTTCCTCAAGATCCTTCTGCAATTGTTTGCAAGCATCAGAATCCCACCACACTTGTAGTGCTTTACCAAGGTCATTAGGTTCAGTCATCTTTTCCAAAGATAGTTCCAAAGAAACCAGAATCACCTGGTTTACGATTTTCCAGTTTATCAAGAATAGAATCAGTTGCTTGTAGAGTCTCAATACGACTAATCATATCAGCAATTACACCACAAACCATAGGACGTTCTTGACGAGCAGCATATGCTAGTGCATTACGCAAAGATGCTTCTGCTTCTTTCAAACTGGTTTCTACACTTTCAGATAGTGCCATTTTTCAATCTTTCCTCACATTTAGAATAAAAAGTTCCATTCACATAACAGGATTTACCTGGTTCATAATATCTTACCATAGGTGGTTTATGATTTGGATATTCTAGCACAGTTCTAACGTGACAGAATACATTATAACCACAGATAAGAGTTTCAATCATTCTTCACTTTACGCAAAAGATAAGACCCATCACCTTGGTCTACCCATTCAATCTTATCACCCTCTTTCAGATTTGTCTTATAAAGCAAATCATTGGGGAAAGTAACAAAATATTCTTCCAATCCAGTTTCAGCATCTGTCGTTTCTTCAACAGGAAGAACCCACCTCCATTTTTTTGGTTTATCCTCTTCCTTAGTTTCTCTCCACCAGAAACCATCGGCAGTCATTTCCCATCCATCGGCAACAATTTCATCATAGGTTGCAGGTTTTCCTTTATAAGTCCATTGAGAAGTATTCTCCTCATTCTGACTGTTGTTCACTTCATTATATGCTTGTTCATTGAAGTATTCTTGCGGATCAACTTCTTTAAGATCTTTGGTTTCTTTTACACTACTTACAGTTGATCCTGTATATTCAGCAACTGGACGATGACCGCTCAACAGTTCAAGAAGACCATATGCACGAGCAGCGTGATCTTTATAATATTGATGATCTTCATTTACTGCCTCACGAATTGCGGAATAGATTTCGTGCGGAGATGCTTCACCAGTGCTCAGGGAATCGTGTACCCATTCTTGAAGTTTTTCAAGAGAATACTTTTTATAATCAAAGTCAGAGGTCATTGAGATAATCCTCGATTGCTTGTTGCATAATAACCTGAATTTCCTTAGAAGTCAACCCATTCAACCACTTCCAATTTGGGTCTTCTGGATCCCAATCTACTGTATAAGATCCATCTTCATTTTGTGTGATCTTTAGGGAATCATTCCCTGGGTTTAGGTTTGGAGCATTCATTGCAGTAATAAGAGTAACCGTCGCGGAAATATTTTACAACCTGAAAGTTATCAGAATTGAGTGGTTTTACCTCACCACATTTATCACAAATCCTGGTCTTTTTTAATTGACTTTCGGATTCGCTTGAGTTCTTTGAGTTCCATTTTAATATTTTTGTAAGCAGTGTCAGCATCTAATTTTCCTCCCATTTCAAGGGCGATGATAATATCTACTCGTGTACCGAAATGTGCGAGTGCTTTTTCAAAGTTATCTAATTCATACATCGTAATTAATTCTACAACGTTCAGCAAGAATATCTATACGAGCATTTAATATATTATAACAATAAAAATATCAAAAGTCAAGAAATTTTAGTAATTATCCACCCCTTATGTTGTCTATGTTGATAATTTACAACTCTTGCTATTGCGCTTCTATTTAAGTTATTCAATTCACAAAATGCTTCTAATTTGCAAGTGTATCCTATAGTTCCATTTGGAGAAATAACTTCATAGACATTTCCATTTTTTTTAAAATAATTAAAATTATTTTTCATTAATTTTGAGTGTTCTTTTCTACTCTTCCCATAAAATGGATGTTTTTCTCCAGACAAAACATTTTTTGGTTTTCTCCCAATGCATTTGTTTCTTATCTTTTCTTTTGTTTCTTCAGTATGCCTTAATCCAGTTTTTACTTTCAATCTTCCATTTACCCACCCTTCTCCAGGACACTCTAAACTTCTAACATCTACAACTCCATTGTTCCACCATTTTATTCCTTTTCTCATCTCACTCATTTTTTTTCGTGCTTCTTTAGTATGCTTAAGTCCTAATCCATATTTTTTCCCCTTCATAAATTCACTTCTTCTCATTCTAGCACCTTCATAAAGGTATGAATTAATATATCCACTATTTCCTTTCATTCCACTATGCGCTAAAGTCATTTTAATAGTTTTCCAATGATTTATTCCATATCTTTGAATACAAACTTTCTCAAGTAATGCGTGAGCAATATAATGCTCCCTTGCTGTAAGCACTACAATTCTATTATTTTTTCCAAAGATACTTTTTGGAAAAATATGGTGTTTTTCCGTATAACCTTCAGGAGAAGTTCTATTCTCTGCTTTCCTAATGAGGTTACAATAAACCTTTAGATAATTCATTTCTATTCTATTTGGACGGCATTAGTATTTATAATAGAAAAGGTGCCCGAAAGCACCTAATCTTATCTGTAGAGATTGCCGTCCAAACAGACACTTTTATTTAGTGAATTCTTCAAAGACAATATCTATGCGTCTATCAATTGCTTCCGTTGTATTCATAATTTCATATAAGCAGTTGGAAATTTCTACATTTTCTCTTTGAAGTTCTTCAATTCTCAATTCCAGATCTTTAACAAGAACTTCTAAATTAGAAAGACGATCATAGATATCATCAATAGGAGTATCATTTAATTTACCCCATTTTTTTTGAAACCAGTTTGGGTCACTCATAATCCAACAGACCTTAGATAATTTTGATACCTCATAAATCTTTGAAGAGAAGGAGTCACTCCAAGACTTTCACAGCACCTACAATATGAAATAAATTCATACCAAGGTGCTGTTGGATCAGTATCACTCACAATTTACCACCTACCGTGCCTTCGTGAACTTTTTCGGGTTCAGGGAAACCTTCCTGCCTGAATTTAAGAATGTAACGGGTGGCTGAGATACACTGCTCCTCAGTGAGAGATGTGACCAATCCTTTACCTTCAAGGTCTGTCGAATCCCAAAGTCCATACCTTTTTTGTTCAACGTAAAAGCAATCGTCAATTAGTTTCTTTTCCATTTTTTAGATGAGGATGAGGAGCATACAAAGGTCCAGGATAATTACCCGCAAACTTTGCAAGTTCTTTTACTGCTTTAACAGTCTCAGGAGTTTCTTCCCACTCCCAAGAGTTTCCATTCTTATCAACAAAAGTACGTGTCGTCATAGAGTAATCCAGCGTTCGTTTTCAAGAGTCCAGTTAGTAACTTCTGCAATACGTTCCCGAACAGATTTGGCAGGAACCCACCCCAGTTGTTTCATTTTATCACCACACAAGGCATAACGCAAGTCGTGCCCAGGGCGTGATGAATGAAAGTCTACAAGATCATATTTCAATTCTCTTCCTTGCGCTTCAGCAATGATTTGTGCCAGTTCCAAGTTGTTGAGTTCTTCTGAACCAACAATATTAAACTTAGGGCATTTAGCGTTACCCCAAGTAGGTTCAAACTCACCTTCATAGTTCAATAGGAAAAGAACAGCAGATGCAACATCTTCAGCATGAATATAATGACGTGACCCAGGAATAGTTCTGGTGGAGTCACTATGAATTGTCACAGTTTCACCATCACGAATGCGCTTGATGCACATTGGAATATACTTTTCTGGGTGCTGACGCTCACCAAATACATTCATTGTATGCGTAATGTAAATGGGAAGACCATAAGTATTTTCATACGCTACAGCAAGTTCTTCACCACCTGCCTTTGTTGCACTATAAGGATTTGTAGAATTATAGCGATCATTCTCTTTGTATTTGATACCATTTGGTGCTGGGCCAAATACTTCATCAGTGCTGAAGTAAACAAATCTTTCAAGATGATCCTTTTGAGTACGTGCAAACTCAAGAATATTGCAGGTTGCTACGACATTATCAAGCACAAACTCCATCGGATACTCAATACTGCGATCAACGTGAGACCCAGCAGCAAGATGAAGAATGTAATCAACCTTACCAACTTCAGAACGAATAAGTGGATTAAGTTCTGCTTTCAAATCGTGATGAACAACTTTCACACGCTTACGAACTTCAGGATCAAATGAAAGCATTAGATCGTGAAGACGATTAAGATTACCACTATAATCTAACCGATCAAGTGTTACAATTTCCCAATTGGTAGTCTTAAGAACTTGTCCAATAAGATGGTGAGCAATGAATCCAGCACCACCAGTAATCAATACTCGTTTAGTCATACTTATAACTCAGTTTAATTTCGTTCTTTTTAAGTTTGTATCGGTCAATGTGCTTTTTACGATGTTCTTCGGATTGAAAATAGCACTTGCGAGTCTCTTTTCCATCTTTATAAACCAACTTCCAAGGAAACTGATCAAATGGAAATTCTTCGGTGTAGTCCATTAAGTAGGTTGTTCAACGTTTTGAGTATAGACCAAATCAAATATTTCGTCAAGTATGGTCGCACACTCCCAGTATTCCTTGCTATCGTGATTGCATTTCTCAATCTGATAACGACGAACGGCATTATGAATGAGTTGCCACTGATCTTGTCTGAATTCCATATTATTCTCCTAGTGTATGAATGACTGGTTTTTCGTGAGCAAGAATATGATAAAGTTCTGTATTTTTTGCTGCTGATACAGGAATAAACTCTGTCTCTGGGTCAAACTCATCATCACGGATTGCCTGGTTGATGACAATTGAACCATCAGCACCAGAGTATGAACGATGGAAGGTCATCTTAGGAATTACCAGAGCACCAGAGGAACGATTCAAGTGTACGATATGATATGGATAACGCCACTCAGGATTGACCAGTTCAAATGTGCGAAGTCCAGACAGAACACGGTTGTGGTCTATCTGGTGATAGTGAATATAAAATTGTTTGGCACCGACAATATCATCTGGTGGTGAAATAGCAGCACCAGTATGGCATACAAGGTCTTGTGCATTTGAGTTCTCAACAGAGATATCATAGAAGACTACCGATTCAGTTTCACGAAATACTCTGTGCTTACGAAAGGATACTTCCGACATAATTCTAATAGATTAATAAAGGTTGAAAAATATTATAATGTTATAAACTCAATAATATTTTTATGGTATTTTTGTTTACCATTTCTCATATCATATAAACAAGTAACTGAATAGTTATTTAACTTGCACCATTCAACTATTCCATCTTGTATCATTATAGTAGTATTATCATTAAAAGTCAAGTAATGGGTTTTAGCACTTTTGCTATTTCTTCCTTTATATTTGCCTATTACAGTTTTCAATCTTTTTTGTATCACTTCTTCTGGTCTCTTTTTGCCTTTAAGTGCTTCACTTATTTTTTTACCAGTTCCTTCTTTTCTTTTTTTACCTTTATTTGATATACCTATTTTTCTTTTATGGTCTTCAGTTAAAGTTTTTCCTTTATGTGCTTCACTCATTTTTTTCTTTCTATCATCACTCATTACATAACCAGAAGAACCTTCACCACCATTAGTTTTGTTTCTTAAAATACCAGTTCCTAAATCTTTTCTACCAAATACATAAATCATATAGATTTCGTGCTTGAATGATTCTTCTTCTGTAAGATTTTGTTTTAGAAAGATTATTCTAGATTTATCTTTTGGTGGTTTTATTTCATTTTCAGATTTTCTATATAATCTCCTTCCATTACCTTTACCTATGTAATAAGGTGTTCTATCCTGACGCAAATAAGCATAGGTATAAAACCTATTAGGGTTTACCATAGTTCTTCTCTGTAGATCGCAATACTATTTATACAAGAAAAGGTGCCTAAGCACCCTTTCTACCTATAATGCGACCTACAGGCATTAATATTTAGTCGTAAGTGTTTTGCTCCTGGTTCAGTCTATCTAGGTGATGATAAATTGTCTCTTGTGAGTATTGAAACTCCTTGAAACGTTGTGGATTGTTCTTTTGCATTTTAGTTAAAAGATTGATCCATTGATATCTACTATCTACCACCCAACCATAACGTTTTTCATCGTGCATCAAATCAAAAATTGAGATCATTTTTCATAATAATAAGTTTACCTGCAAGCATTCCATAAAAGAGTTCACACATTTTATCCTCACAAGACTTCATTTTGTCTTTAGAGAGAACAATTAGTGCATTCAGTTCTTCTTCACTCAGATTCCAATCGGTCAGGTTATGTTCAGTAACTTTCATTTTAGATAATGTGGTTTCTCTGTATCAAATGTTGTCCACCTTGCTATTTTAAGGCACATCAGTAAAGTTTGGTGTTCGCGGTTATACAGTTCCCAATCTTGTTTGAGTTTCGCAGCATACCTACGACGATAGGCACAACACCAGACGTTGTAGTAGATTTTATCCTTTTCTGCTAAAGTCATATTCTATCACAATTTTCTTGTGTTCTGTATTTTTGTCGGCACATATCCAATAGGAAAACTTACCACCAAGTTCTTCTGCTACCATTTCAAGTAGTGCTTTTTGTTCTTCAGTCATAATTAATCATCCGATAAGTTTGTTCATTTCTTCGTCCAACAATAAACATACATCTCCATATAACCACAATTTATCTCCGCCCACATCGCATAAGGAAGTTTATACTGATACTTCTTATCTCTCATCCAATAAGACCACGCTTCCCAAGCATAGCCTACACTCTGCCATCCCCAGATGAAGTTTCTCCACTTCTCAAGGTCATATACCCAATCGTTATCGGTATCAAACGGGTTCCACTTGAAATGAGGTTTAAAGTCATACTCAAAGTAGTGTTTGTTATACTGCTTACGAGTCCAGTTTTTATACCGTTGTAGGAGGTTCATTATGCTACACCATTAGCACTATCTTCAAAGTCAGATTCTTTATCTCTCAAACTATCCAATACTTGAAGAACGAAAGCAATAGAGTTTGCATACTCTAGTCCATCCTGCCCACCCATTACAATATAAGCAATCTCTCTCTCAGCAAGTTCAATTCTCTCATTTCGTGTGAGTTCTTGTAGTGTAGGGCGATACCATTCACCATTCTCATCTTGTTTGAAACCAGCATTCAGTTTCTCACGACGCTCTGCTTCCTCAAACATCGCATCAGGATATGGTTGAGGATTATCAAATGCCTCAACAATTTTCTGGAAGTCTTCGTCAGATACTTTTGCTGTGATTGGTTCTTTCATAAGTTTCCTCAGTTGTTGTTTGCCGTATTCAGTAAGGGTATGTTTTTTATTGCGGAGTTCTTCAATCTCTTCTTGAGTGAGATTGACCCAAGGCATATCTTCAGTCATCGCAGTTTCTCCCGCATAAGTTTCAGGCACTCATTCCATTTGTAAGAGTTAGTATCGTGAGATGGAGGAATCCATTCGGCAACAATATCTACAAGTCTATCAGTCATCACATCACAGTCAATACCATATCCAACTTTCTTTCCAACTTCTTCCCAAATCAAATCATAAAGTGTCTGTGATTTTGGTTCTTCCACTCTCTTATACTTCACACCCATAATGGTTGCGTATTCTCCTTCTATGAGAACCTTTGAGATGTCGGTTTCAGTCATTATCAGTCAGTCCTACTTGTTCTTCCAGTTTAGCATAGTTTGCTGCTTCCCAACCAGCAACGAAGGATGCGTGTATCCAACCATACATAATGTCTTCACGGGTCTTTTCGTCTTCTACTTTACAATCCCCATAAAACCATTCTGAACGAAAGGTATAAGGACTATAAAAATCGTTGAACCACTTTACAAAGGCATCCTCTGCATCATCGTGAAAGTTCCAGTTGTTGGTTGGATGTTTAGTCATTGTGGTTCTCCACTACCTTCATAATAACCCAGAAGAAAGATTTCTTGGGCAAACTTCACAAAGGCATCAAAGTTTCCAGAATACTCCCAACCATCATTCTCATCCCAATCTTCTTCAAAATGTTCTTTTACAAGTTTGAGGACTTCTTCGTCAGTCATTTCAGTTCTTATAGAGTTTGTAGATTGCGTCTGCGAGTGCGAGTGCTTCTTCTTTATCCATACAGATATTATTCACTCTTTCAGTACCTTCCCAATAAGAAACTGTGAAACCTTCACCTCCAACATCAAGATGAGTGTCTTCGGCAGTATAGAAATAACCTGCGTGGTTTTGAATGTGGATTTGAGTGTAGATGTTCATCGGTTTGGTTGCTTATGAAGTCATTATAAGGCATCCAGAGGGCTCTGTGAGTTCTCCTGTGCCAGTTCTTCAAGTGTCTTCCACTACCTCACATAATGGAAAAACTCTTACACTTGAAATAAAACCAGGTTTTGTATATTTCTCTCGGTAATCTGCTGCGAACTCTTTTGCTTGAAGTTTGGTTTCAAAAGTCCCAAAGTATCGGTGAAATGCTTCTACTCCTTCATATTTGTTATAAAGTCCCACTATCCACTTATGAGAATGTTCTGGGTATGTGTCGTTGTCTTCTATCCAAGAGTAGTATGCGTCCTTATTCATTCCAGTTCCTCTTCTTCTTTCTCAATATCAAAGATAGCATTTAGAAATCCCAGAGCATACTTACCAACAATCCACGCATCTTTATCCTCAAAGAATCGGTCTCCAATTGTCCTCATATCATAACCCTCTTTGTCTTTATCAAAGAAGGCAATCACATAACAAGTGTCACTATTTGGAGATTCATTCCACTTGACGAGTTCATATTTGTTGTTGTGTTTGCTCCAACGGAACTCTATGTTACGAAATCTCATGGTTGTGTCTCTTGATTAACTGGTGGTGGAGGAGTAGGAGGAAGTTGTGTTGGTGGTGCGACTTGTGTTGTAGGAAGTGTTACAGGTTGCGAAAGAACTTGTGGTTGTTTTGACTCTTCAAGTTGTTTTTCAAGTTGTTGAACTTTTTCTTCAAGATTTGGTGTATTTGATTGATTTTCATTTGCAAGTTTCCAACCAGTTGCACCAGCAGCAAAAATACTTGCAAGTGCGGCAAAAACAGAAACAGTCTTAGAAAAACTCATTGAATAATCTCCCAATCTTTACAAGTCTTGTCACCAAAACGATTACTACCAGTGCGAAGACTCACCCAAAAGCAGTATTTACGATTTTCAGCAACAAGAAACAAATCGTTGCCCCAATCCTGTTCCACAATACAGATAGGATTGTTGCCCATTACATTACACAGACGGTTCTTCGCCTTCTTGCTTTTGGGTCTGACTGTTACTCTTCTCATTTTGAATCTCCTGTTTCAGTTTGCGAATACCAGTAATAAAGTAAGCGAAGTCACGGGTCTCTGTGATAGGTTTGGTTTCTCCACATACACCACACTTAGACTCATAAACAGAGGAGCATCCTACAGAATAAACACCATACTTTTTTCCACAATCAAAACAGGTATTAGCAGCATTCTCAAGTTTCTTGAGTAGTGCCTTCTTCTCTTTGAGGTTCATTGGTCTATTTCGTATAAGAGTATTATAGGGCAGAGTAGGGTAGAGTCAGGGGCAGAGTGGACAGTTGTTCAAGTGTCCTCTTCAGGCAATTCCTCATCTAAATCCACACCTTCTAATACTTCATTTGCCCACTTCAACTTATCCATTACTTCATCCATAGGATATGTCTCTACTTTACCGAGTTGAATATCTTCCACCATTTGCATCAAATGTTCCAGAAACTCTTTAGGATATACATCGTCTTCCGTCAATGATGCCCAGAACCATTCCATACATTCTGTTTCAGGGTCATCTTCTTTCATAAGAGCATAGTGCTCATAGTTTGAAGTCATCAGGTCTTTCCAGATGCGAAAAGTCATAGCAATACTCTGCCACCCTGTCATCCAGCAGTGACCAATCCAGTATTCCCACCAGTTCAGGGTGGTTTTCTTTTTATCAGTTCCCTTCAGTTGTTTGCTGAACATCTTCTTCCTCCATTCTTTCCCAGTTCCAAGTGCGTTCAATTACACCAATATCAAATCCGAACTTATAACACCAGAACAGAATACTCAGGAGAGTTCCAGTTCCTGATTTGATTTGAATATATGGCCAACCAGGAAACTCATTCCAAGATACTGATGCTTGAAGTAGTGCCCATCGTTTATTATGAAGGATTTGAACATACCATTCGTGTCCAAAGTCTTCGCGATGCCTAAAAGAGATAAGTTTCATTTTTCTTTTATAATGCAGGATGTAGTGCAGATAAGGTCACCAGAAGACCCAGAGACTGTGGATGTATGCTGTGATGTCTTATCTGGAATAAACCCATAAACAATTGCAGCAGTCAAAGGAATCAAAAGTGGAATAAAATAAGGAAAGTATTTCATTCTTCATCCTCAAACTCAAACCATTCATACAGAGAGTTCATAGCACCCTCAACTACACAATCAACCACAGCATCTTCGTGTGGTTTCTCTACGTGTTTATGAGCACGGTTATATCCATACCTTACACCTTCTTCCAACGCCATTTCAAGAACTTTACGAAAGTTGGGTTTCATAATCAACCAAATCCTTTTTTGTCTTTTTTATCCAGAATCTCAATATGACTTACAAAATCTGAAGGAGTATTCCACCAAGATTCTTGTGCGTCTTGGTAGTTATCATAGATTACTTCTTGCCCATTACTATAAACCAACTTATAATGGTGTCGGTCATATGGTTTGTCTGATGTTTGTTTGAAAATTTCAGTCACGCTGCCTCCAATCATCTGGTTTGTCCTCTGTCCACCAGTCTATCATATCATCCACACTTTCGAAACACCTTTTACCAAATCTTTCGTGCCCCAGTCCACCTAAGTCTAATTGGTTCATAAAGTCATCTAAATCACCATCAACCATATCAGGATTTTCTGCTTTTCGTCTTGCCTGACGGAGTATTGTAGCGGCAGAGCGATTTACTTTTGCAAGTTTTTCTGCCCAGATCATATCTTCTAAACTCACCTCCTCGCCTTTTACAATCTTTTCGCAAATTGCTTCAAGACGCAGGCGATATTGTGTAGAGAGCATATGTATTACCAGATATAGGGTTATTTATTTTTGTATTCGTCCATTAACTCCTTTGCGAGTTTCATAGACCTACGATAAATTAGATACTTCACAATCGGATTTGCAGGATTGTGAAGTATCCACCACTTTGTTTTCTCATATTGAACCTGTGCTAGTTGAGTCAGCATATAAAATGCCCTCGATACTGATTGATCTGTAATGATCAGGTATGCAATACAAAAAAATATAATGAAGTAGATATATGACGTACTCATTTTCTGAGAGTTTTCAGATATTCTAACACATTCTCACGAACTTGCATCAACTCATTGTAACATTTCTGATTGTGAGCACATTGTCTCAGTTCGTGGTCTGGTTTATGAACACTTTCAATGAACAAATCAAGACCACGATTCCATTTGACTTCAGGAGTTTCTTCCATAATCATTTTTGTAGTTATACTATTTAACGAGTTCAAAGAAACTTATCTAAGGTGGATACTGATGCTCCTTTTGCGGACTTTTGAATGTAGGTTTTGGCGGATTTGTAATTGTTTGCTACGTGAACTTGTTGACCGTTATGAAGTATCATAAATTTTTTACCAAAAGGTACAGCAGCCCACATTCCATCTTTAGTTACATAACCATTGGGATCTCCTGGCTTAGGATTCAGAAGACTTTCATTTTGAATGTTCATCCGAATACTGCAGTCACACTCACAACTTTAGCACTTGGATTGCGGGCAAGTGCAGTTCGCCTAGCATCCTGATAGTCCCTTGCTTCGACGATCTCATCAAAGACCTTACCAGCGACGTAGAGTTGAACTTTGCAGCGCATTTGAAATCTCCTTGTGTTTGAGTATTGTAGCAGAAAAATCAGCGTTTGACCACGCTGATAGCAGGTTGACCCTGGTTGAACACGGTGTCCACCACCGCTTGCACCTTCCTAGCGGTGCTGATGCCCACAGAAGAGTACACAGGGATGCAGACCAACCCAAATGACTTAGTGTAGTCTCCAAGGGCACCAGGGGCGATCCTGCCGCTGCTGAGACCCTCTGCGTCGTCCTTGTGCAGGCGAATGACCCGTCCGATGGTCTGGGAGATACCGATGTAGTCCATGGACCGCATAAACAGCACCGCTTCCAGACCAGACACGTTGATTCCTTCGCTCAGAATGCTGTGGTGCAGAACCACAAACTTCTTCGAGTCATCCTTGCCCCAAGCACTCAGGGTATCAAAAAACACCTCACGGTTGACCTTCTGACCGTCAATGATAGCACCAGTCTTGGAAGTGATATACATCCAAGAGAAACCACGCTCCTCCAGTTGAGTGCAGAAGTCAGTCTGAGAAACCAGAGAAACAATCTGCTTGGTTGCCTTAGAGCAAATCA